CAAGGCAATCTCTCTCCAAGAGCAGCCTCAGTCATCCCAGACAATCCGTTTGTAACCGAAACAACACCAGCCGTTAACTGATGACTACCAAAGTCAAACCGCCGACCAGGGGGCTAAAGAAAAAGAAGCTAGTTGGCCAGAAAATTCCGCGTGTTCACACACCTTTTTTGAAAGGTGCTTCCCGTGTGCAAGAAGTTGCTGATCTAGCTGAGAAAATAGGTATGCCACTGCTTGAATGGCAGCGGTTTATCCTTGAGGACATGTTGCGAATTGACGCAGCCGGTGAATTCCGCAGACGCACCCTGGCATTGTTAACTGCCAGGCAGTCAGGTAAGACTCATATTGCTCGCATGTTGATTTTGTCGCATCTGTTCCTTTGGAACTCCAAAATGATAATTGGTATGTCATCAAACCGAAATATGGCACTTGATACCTTTCGCCAGGTAGCAAACGCAATTGAGGATAATGACTTCTTAAAAGCGCAAGTTAAACAAATTAGATTTGCTAATGGCCAGGAGTCAATTACAACTCTTAAGGGTGGCCGCTATCAGATAGTAGCTGCAACACGAGACGGATCGCGTGGACTTACTGCCAACTTCTTATTTATTGATGAGCTGCGTGAAATTACTGAAGAAGGCTGGAAAGCTGCGCGACCTACTACCCGCGCTACTGGTGGCCAGACATTAACCTGCTCAAATGCCGGTGATGCTTACTCAACTGTATTAAATGATTTAAGAGAACGTGCTTTGTCATACCCATCGCCTACACTTGGCTGGTATGAATATAGTGCGCCAGCCCATTGCAAGGTTGATGATCGTAATGCTTGGGCTATGGCTAACCCTTCTCTCGGCTTCCTCATTGACGAGGAGACGCTGGAAGAAGCAGTAGCAACAAACCCGATTAACAACACAAGAACCGAAATGCTTTGCCAGTGGGTTGATTCAATGACCTCACCCTTTACAACCCAGATGGTTACGGATACTTCAGACTCTAATCTTCAAATTACTCCTGGCGGCAATATCGTGTTTGCCATAGACGTATCTCCATCAAAGCGATCCGGTGCATTATTGGCTGGCAAGTTAAATCAGGCCACCGGAAAGATAGAACTTGGACTCATGCAGCTCTGGACTAGCGATGTCGCAATAGATGATCTAAAGATGGCGGCAGATGTCCACGCATGGGCTCAAAAGTTCAAACCGCGTGTAATTATGTATGACAAATACGCCACAGCTTCTATTGCTCAAAGATTGCAGCAATCTGGGCAGAAGTTAGAGGATTGCTCAGGCCAATCCTTCTACCAGGCTTGCGGTGAGATACTTGATGCGTTCGTCAATGTTCGCCTGGTTCACTCTGGCCAGAAAGAACTAACTGAGTCATGGTTTAGCGTAGGGGCAAAGACTAATGATGCCGGATGGCGAATTGTCAGACGCAAGTCAGCAGGAGATGTAACTAGCGCAATCTGCTCAGCGATGATTGTCCACTACTTGACAAAACCTCAATCAACACCTCAAATATATGTTTGATATATGTCTCGATATATGAGACAATACTTGCCAAATAGGGTAAGGTTGGTGTATGGGTTTATTCTCTCGCTTTAGCAAGCCAGCAATAATCGAAGCGCAGTATGCACCACCGGTAATGGCCGACACTTACCAATACCAAATCCCTTACAACTTACTTTCAATAGATCGCATCTCTGCGATGTCTATTCCAGCTGTTAGCCGTTGCCGTAACTTAATATGCAACACAATCGCAGCAATGGAAATATCTTTAGAATTAAAACGCACAGATGAAGATTTGCCTAAACTGCCGTGGATGGATCAACCATCACACAATCAACCTTATGCAGTAACAATGGCATACACAGTTGATTCACTTTTATTCTTTGGCGTGGCTTACTGGGAAATTACAGAAGTTTATGCAGACAATGGTTATCCGGCACGTTTCAACTGGGTTGCTAACTCTCGCGTCATTCCAAAATACAACAAAACAAACACACTCATCGAGGGTTACCAGGTTGACGGAACTGTTAGACCGATGAATGGAATTGGCTCACTCGTTACTTTCCAAAGCATGACTGACGGCATATTGCAAACAGGCGCACGCACTTTAACTGCTGCACTTGATTTAGATCGTGCATCTTGCGTAGCCGCTGCAACTCCAATGCCTTCTGGCGTGTTAAAAAATACTGGCGCAGACTTAGGCGAGTCTGAAGTTCAAGGCTTACTAGCTGCGTGGCGCAATGCTCGCAACAATCGCTCAACTGCTTACCTCACAAGCACACTAGAATTTCAACCTGCATCTTTTTCACCTAAAGACATGATGCTAAATGAAGCAAAGCAATACATGGCAACTGAGATTGCTCGTTTAATGAACGTGCCAGCGTATTACATCTCAGCTGACATGAACAACAGCATGACTTATGCAAACGTGCAAGATGAACGCCGTCAATTCGTGTCTCTATCTTTGCAACCTTATATCTCAGCAATTGAAGCGCGTCTGTCAATGAATGACATAACCCCTTCAACTCAATACATATCTTTCGACCTAGACTCAGGCTTCTTGCGTGCCAATCCAATGGAACGCTTGTTAGTAATAGAAAAAATGTTGGCACTTGGACTTATTTCAGTTCAAGATGCAATGGCAATGGAAGAACTATCACCGAATGGAAGTGCATCAGATGCAATTAACCTTCAGTAGCAATATCGAGTGCGATCAAGGCCGCAGACTAATCTCTGGCAAGATTGTTCCTTACGATGGCGAAGTTGGCCAGACATCAGTTGGCGCTGTTGTATTTGAACGCGGTTCAATTCAACTGCCAGAACCAGGCAAGTCAAAATTACTTTTAGAACACGATGCAAAGAAGCCAATCGGCAAAGCCGTATCCTTCAATGAAACATCAGATGGCGTTTACGCATCTTTCAAAGTCTCCAACACTAGCCGCGGAACAGACTCACTAATCGAAGCATCAGACGGCCTTCGTTCAGGGCTTAGTGTTGGAGTCGAAGTTCTAGCATCACAACCACGTAACGGCGTGTTGTATGTCCAATCAGCAAGACTATTTGAAACAAGTCTTGTTCAAGCAGCTGCGTTCGACTCAGCAGCAGTAACTAGCGTTGCAGCATCAGCGGCAGAAACCGAAGATGAAGCACTAACCGAAATCCCACAATCAGAAAGTGAGGCCATCTTGGATACTCCAGATGCCGTAGCACCTGAGGCTGTAGTAGAAACCCCTGCGGTTGAAGCCTCACGCCCAACAGTAACAGCAGCATTTTACGCTGCACCACGCCTAGAGTTCACAAAGGAAAAATTCCTTGAGAACACAATTCGCGCAAAGATGGGTAACGAAGATGCACGTCAATATCTTCTTGCCGCAGCGAACACAACAGATAACGCTGGACTTGTTCCAACACGTCAACTAACAGAAGTTATCAACCCACTTGCAAACGCAGATCGCCCATTTATTGACGCAATCTCACGTGGCACACTTCCAGATGCTGGTATGACTTTTGAAATTCCAAAGATTTCACAAGTTCCAACAGTTGCAGTTACAGCAGAAGAAGCTGCACCATCAGATACTGACCTCAACGACAGTTATTTAAGCGTGTCTGTGCAGAAGTTCGCGGGCCAGCAGACATTTAGCACAGAAATTTTGGACAGGTCATCTCCGGCGTTCTTTGCTGAACTTGTTAAGAATATGGAATTTGCTTACGCAAAGGCAACAGATGCACGCGTTGCAACAGTAGTTGCAGCAGCAGCAACAGACGGCGGAAACCGCACAATGTCAGCAGCTAACCTTCTTGACTTCGTATCAGATGCAGCAGTATCTGTTTATGCAAACACACTTGGTTTTGCACAAAACATTATTGTTTCTGCTGACCAATGGGGCGCAATCATGGGTCTTGTTGACTCAACAAACCGCGCAATTTACTCGGCCTCAAATCCGATGAATAACGCGGGAACTGTTTCTGCAACATCTCTAAAGGGTAACGTCAATGGCCTAAACCTTTACGTTGATCGTAACCTTTCAGGAACAGGCGATGGAACAATCATCGTTGTAAACCCAGACTCATATACATGGTATGAATCACCAACATTCAAACTAGAAGCAGCAGTTATTGCTTCAGGTCAAATCAACGTGGCTTATTACGGCTACGGCGCAATCGCAACTAAGGTTGCAACAGGCGCATACAAGTGGATGGTTGCATAACCCACACTTAGCAATAGTGTTGAAGGGGCTTTGTAGCCCTTAGCCCCTTCAATTTTAATTAGAGAGGAAATCATGGCAGCCACATACGTTACGCAAGCAGAACTGCGCACAGTTCTAGGTATCGGTTCTCTCTATGACAATGCAGTTGTTGAGGAGTGCGCTCAAGCAGCTGAGAACATAATCAAAGGGCATTTATGGTTTAACAACTATTACGCAGCTGCTAGAAGCATCACAGACAACTTTGCAACACTTTACTTTCAACAACCTCATGGCATGTATGTCGGCCAGAGCGTAACTATTACTAATGCCGGATCACCTTTTAACGGCACTAAGACAATTACTGAAATTAACGGAGCAGTCCAGGTATCTGCCCTTAACTATCAGAACTATTCTTTGACGGCTTACAACTATTCAATTACTTACGCAGCCACAGGCGCGGATCAAGTAAAGAACCCAATCCAACCTTTTGCCACAGTAGCGGCAACAACTAACATAGACTTTGCAACAATCCCGGAAATCAGGGAAGCATCACTTCTAATTGCCGTGGACATCTGGCAATCAAGACAACTTTCAAATGCTGGTGGCGTATCACCGGATGGCTTTACACCTTCACCATATCGTATGGGCAATACTCTTTTAGCGCGTGTTAGAGGTTTGATTGCGAATTACTTAAACCCAAGTGGACTAGTCGGATGACAGT